GCGTTAAACGACGTACTCGAACCTGCCAGCCAGTATTGGCTTTCGGTAAATCAATGCGGTGTGAACGCTCGTAATTTGCCGAGGTTTTGTCAGAAATTTGAGTATTTAAAACCTCAGTCCATGTTCCACCATCGGTTTGCACATCAATTGCATAATTAATTATATAGCCGTTTACATCGCCATTTTCAGCATTTTGTTGGCGCAATGGTCCCCATTTTAGGCGAATACGCACTGCATCCAAATCAGTATTTGAAATCGCACGAATCCACGGTGTTTCAGATTTTAATTCGACACTCACGGCTGCTTCAGATGAAATATCGGGAAAACCTTCAATATAGGTTTGATCGTTTGTGCCAGGGCGAAAATCTGTGGTCACATTTGTAAAGTTATTGCCACCACTTGCATCTTGAATTGGGGTGTCTTCTAAGTAGACGGACTTTAGGCCATTGGCTAAACCTTCAACCTCGCCCTCGGATAAGCCATACAAGATTTTGATATAGGTTTTGGATTGTGCCGAATCTGGTGCAATCACTGGTTTTCTAGCGTTCTTCTCGCCACCTTTCGCGCCTTTGATAATTGCGTTCATATTTTTCCTTGGGCAATAAAAAAGGCGCTCTATGCGCCTGTATATTTCAATCGTTTACATCAAATCTTCAGGATACTGTCCAGCACTCGCGATGAAGCCGCCAATTTCACGTTGACCATAAAGCACAGGCACTGGATTACCTTGTGCAATGGTTGTTACTGCACCACCAAAGCCAAAGTTAGATTTATTACCATCTTGGTTTTGATCTTGATTATTGTCTATTTTTGGCATTAGCATTTGTGCAATACCACCAATCATCATGCCGATACCGGCACCAATTAAAGCCGCACCTAGCGGCGCACCCCCACCAAGAGTACCGATGGTAATAAGAACACCAACCACAATTAAGACAGCGCCCAAGATAGTTTGTATGATGCCACCATCACCACCTGCGCCCATGACACGCGGTACAATTTTAATCACCTTGGCTTTGGTAGCCATATCGATTTCAGATTCACTAATATTTTGTTTATCCTGGAATACTGCAAACTCTAAACCTTGTTCATGTGCATGCAGCATGAAGTGCTCAAAGCCTGGTACTTGCACAGATAAAGCACGCATGGCTTCACGGGTATTTTCAACATCAAGCTTAAATTCTTTACCAAATTTCTTGGCTAAAATTCCGTACAACTTAATTGTTTTGAGCATATCGAACCACCTTGATTACTCGTTCTTGCCATTGCTGACCAAAGATTTCACGGCAAGATTTACGCCCATAAGGATGGTGTAGAATCAAAGCTGAACCAACACATGCCTCAGTTTTTTCTGACTTTAATTCAGCATTATCACCTAGCCAAATCACTGCATGATTGACATGTTCGGTGCGACCCACACGGCATAAAAGCACATCACCGTATTGCATATCACTGACTTCTACAAATCCTGCTTTGCTAAAGTTATTCAGATACAGTGCATCGTTTTCTTGATGTTCCCACCAGCGGTCTGCACGCTCAAAATCAATAAGCTTCGCACCCATTTCACGTTCATAAAAATCACGCACGATTGAATAACAATCTTGTGTGCCGTGGATGTAGTTGCGCCCAACTAAATGGGCTTTATATCCGCATGGCTCATAGAGCTGAAATTCAATATCAGGATAAGCACAAATCACCCACGGTTTTTCATGCAATTCGATCTGGAGTAAATCTAGTTCAGATGCACGTGCTGATGCATTCGGGTGTGAATGCACATAGGCTTGAATTTCGCCTAAATCTTCAGCTTTGGCTAAATCTTCATGATGGATTTCAAACTGATCTTTATTTTCTGAAATATTGCGACAACGGATATATTCATGGTCCACAACCACACCGCAGCATTCGTCAGGAAACATTTCCGAAGCATGTAGCATGATTGCTTTTTTAAGTTTTGCGGTTAGCTTCATAAGACCTCACATCATTGAACTTGCAGGAAATCCACCAAATCGATTTTCATTGCCACGGATTCGACATGATGACAAACGACCACCACAACGATCTAAAGCAGGATTATCCGTAGGCTCATTTTTATCTGTGAACATGGCAGTACCGGTATAACCACATTCTTCTCCCCGATAGTCACCCACTGCACACCAATGACAATAATTTGAAATTTGACGAACTGGGATTTTCAAGCCCTCAAAATCAATCGGGTTTGAAAGCTCAAATGAAACGGCTTGAGCATTTTCACTGGTTTTTTGTTCGATATACCAAAGTTGCTCTTTCGCTTCATTTGATGCTGATGAATTGCCACTGGAGAAGTTTTCCGCATCAAGATATTTAGCCAGTGTGGTAATGACTTTAAGCTTTGCACCCGCGAAGTCGCCAAATTGCAAACAGTAAGCGGATACAGCACCTTGGATGCCACCAATATTGTTGGCCATCCCGAAAGTGGGTGCCGATGCCTTCCCATCTGAGCGCATTTCTAAGCCGGATACCTCTAATGCCATCGGCTCAAAAGTTTCTCCTTGCCAAATGATGTTTCGACACCATATTTTTTCAGAGCCGTTTTCATAGACTTCACCAACCAATTGAGTGGTATCACCCATCAATCCATCTGAACCAATTAAGCTGTAAATACGCTCCCAATCTTGAAAAGATATATGCCCATGAAAACGTAAAATGCCCGCGCCAAGGGCACGAGCATCAAGTTCAAACAGAGTAATTAACCCATCTACATAGAGTTTCTGAAAATCACTATTCAGAGCCATTTTTTACACTCAACTATAAAGTCAAAGCTTGCGACCACATCACATCGACTTGTTCGCTTGTTAGACCAAGTAATCCACACATCTGAAGAACTGCCGGGCTTGCACGCTCAAATACGACTGACTCGCTATATTCAATTTGCATACGTGTTTTTGTTGCAACATCTTCAATCGCATTGATTGCTGTTTCAACATGATCAAGTAAGCCATTTTCAAGTAACGTGAGCTTAAATTGGCGACGTGTCAGCGATTTAAATGGTGCTGATTCAAAAGTTACAGCCCAAACATATTCAGGATTTAGCTGAGTCAACGCAGAAAGTAGTTGTTTCTTATTGCTAGCATGTGTATTCAAAATATCTGCGATACCCACAAATACATCTTCAATTTCAGATGGCTGAATCACATCACCATTTGAGGTTGTGAATCGGTAGTTATTTTCATTAATTTCAAGGTGATGCACTTCATCACCATTTTTATTTGATACAAGTTTTAACATCTGATCTATCCTCTATTTTGGGTAGTAAAACGGTGCATTTGGTTTGATGATCAAGCTGCTTAATAAAAACCGCTTTATCGAGTATTGATTTTCTTAGTCCAAAGCTTTGGGCATGTGAAGCATGAGCCAGCCACGAAGTTATTGATGCTCGGATACGATCTGCTGTAAGAGTTTCTCTTTCGTAGCACTTTTTCATAAATCTAATTTTTCTATAGATTCTTGAAATTGAACTTTTTCTAATGCGCCTGTGTGTCACCCACATGCGATAGCCCAAAAAATCTAAAGCCTGCCCTTTTTGAATCGCGACTTTAAAAATTTGAGTTTTTGCATTGGTTTTGAGTTTCAGCTTTTCAAATAGAAAGCGCTCTACATCAATACGAATATGCCGCAAATGATCTTTGTCATAATGAAATATGCAAAAGTCATCCATATATCGAATGTAATATTTTTCTCCCAAGCGGTGCTTTGCGAACTCATCCAATTCATGCAAATACATATTGGCCAGCAATTGAGAGGTCAGGTTGCCGATTGGAAGACCCACCCCACCACCACTGGAGTTAATAATTTCATCCAGTAGATCGAGTGTTTTCTTGCAAACAATCCGTTTTCTAATAAGCTGCTTGGCGATCTCATGATCAATGCTATAAAAGAATTTTGAGATATCCGCTTTAAAGACATAAAGTTCACCATGATTTCGTAATACTTGACGCATCATGCTTTGTGCTCTATCAGCTCCCTTGTGTGCACCTTTACCTACTCTGCAAGCATAATTATCGTAAATAAATCGACTTTCCCAAATCGGCTCAATCACTGACAAAATAGAGTGCTGCACAACCCGATCCCTAAAAGGTAATGCTGCAACGTCACGTTCTTTGGGTTCATATACTTTGAACTTGCGATATTCGCCAGTTTTATACATGCCCCAAATTAATTCGTTTTGTAATTGGATCAGGTTTTCTTCAAGATTTAATTCAAACCGCTGTACTTCAATATTTTCACGCTTACCCTTGCGCGCTTTTAGAAAGGCATTATGCAGGGATTCAAAATCGTATATCTTCGCAAAAAGATTGTTATAGGTTTTTGCCATTTTGACTCCAAAAAAATAGCGGCATGAATTTTCGCAATCGCTACTCAAGCAGGCCGCCTATATAGTTTTTCGGATAATCCGAGGAATACACATCCTTTTAAAGTGTACTGTCCTAGCTCCCTTGAGAACTAAGCATCTGACATGCTCTAAGAGCTGGACGGGACCCGATGTTCGTGTTCGTGTTAGAACGAGCGTTGTTCAAGTTGAGATAGAACACGCCAGCTGTCGCACCGTTGTTCCAGTTGCCGCCACGGATGGGTCCATCATTGTAATGCGTACCCCTTATTTGCCTTTTCAAGCAAATGCTTTGATCCAGCCACCAATCATGCAGCCGATCTCATTATTCAGTCTTGCCCAATACTCGTATTTCTTAAAGTCGATATAGCCCAGCTGCTTTGATATGCGCACCTGAGTACGCAACAAATCAAGCTGAGCATCCAAGTCCTGTAGCGTGGTTTTCTTGTGATAACGTTTATTACATACAACAATGAGCCTTAAAATTTCCCACATTGCCGTTCGCATTTCTGCTGCAAGCACATGCCTTTCAAATTTTGGAAACTGGCGAAGTGCAACATAGCCATAGGCAATCATTTCTTCGCACTTTTGACGTATTAATAAATCATTATTTGACACAAAATTACCTTAAATTTTAAATACGTGCGTTATCACGCACGCAAGCAGATGACACGTTTCAGATTACAGATTTACAAAAGCTGGACGGGACCCGATGCTCGCGCCCGAGTAAGAACGAGCGTTGTTCAAGATGAGAAAGAACACGCCAGCTGTCGCACCGATGCTCCAGTTGCCGCCACGGACGGGTTGTGCCTCAATAGTTAGGTTTAACCAAAGACCATCGTCATTGAATGTAGCCACTGCATCAATATGTGGAAATAAGCATAGCGCTTTTAGTTTATTTAATGCTGCAACACTCACAGGTTTTGTTGTTGATAGGTTCTTAATTGCGCCAAATGATGAACCGTTGATCGTATAATCCGCAGTTGTTCCTGAAGCAGCAAATTTAACTGTTCCTGGAGTTGCACCACCGCCCAGTGGGGCAACCAATTCACCAGTTGCTCCATCAATTGCTTTCCATTGAGTTGATGTTGCGGACAAATCAATTGTGAGTTTCGCAGCATTGTTGTTTTCAATGACTTGAATTTCACCATTGACCGTTCGCATACCTGAATTCCACTCCCAGACATTTCCAGATAGGTCGGCAATACCGTTATTTTTTCCGTTATGTCGCCATTGCACAGGTCCAGAGCCAGTTAGTGTACGTGCTGAACCCGCAGTATTTCCCGGATTTAAACCGTCAGCACGACGACCGGTTAATAACGGATCCTCAGAACTTCGACCGTAGTAACTATTGCCCATCGGCTGAGTGCCATTTTTGTAGCATTGCAGAGCTACAGCAGACCATTCGGCATTTGTAATCAAGTGGTGACCGTTACCGCTTGCACGCGCAGCATTCAAAAAGTTGTCATAGTTTGTGCTGACGGTTGGGTCAACATTCGGCAAGCTCAATAGCTCCCCGGATACGATTTTGCCCTGGTATGTACCAATAAAGATTTCAGGCTTTTCTACACCATCCACAATGAAAGCTGGGTGCGTTCCGCTTAATGAAGGGTCAATCGTACTCATATCGTACTTTTGAATAATATTCATGTAAGTTGGTTGGCCCTTAGCTGTGTACATCACAGTCTGTAAGCCACCACTTGCCAATTCTACTGACTGACGCAATGAATCTTTGATGAGAATAGTTAGTTCACTTTTATCTGTATTCACACCGAGTTTTGTACGAGTCTTTTCAACAGTCAGCACACCGTCAGCTTCGGCACCAAGATGCGTATACAACTCATCATCATTGGCCTGAAGTTTTGCGGAACCAGTTCGGAAAGTATCACCACCGACACCTGTAGGTGCTGTGCCTTGATTGATTTTTTGCTTAGCCATAATTATTCCTGAAATTTTTGAATTAAGTTGTTGCCGGTAAACGGTTGCCAACAAGCCCTTCTGTTGAGCCGATCAAGTGAACAGTTGAGCCAAGCAGCAAACCTTTATCCTTTGTGCCTTGCGCGAGCTGCTGAACACCTTGAGCAACAAAGCTGCCCGCAAGCGTTGTGGTGCTTGATGTATTCATTGTTTTACCTATGTAGATACAGAAACATATGCTTCAGTTTCATATGCAAGCCATGCCCACAAAGCGCCCAATCCGCCATCTGTATAAATTTTCTTATCTTCGTGATAAGCAGATAAATCTGTTGGCTGCGTTTCGCCAAATGCAAAACGGAATTGATTGCCATGCGATTGAACGTATGTAGGCAGATTGGCAGATGCTATTCTTACTGGGACCTTAGTTAGTTTGATCTTTGCCGTTGGCATAATTTGCACTCACAAAAAAGCCCGCACACGGCGGGCATAAAGTTGATTGAATTTAAGGCTTGAAGTCTTGTGTAAGAGTTGTGGAAATTGACCATATTTCACCACCCAAACAAACAGGCATGTAGTCCCCTGCTACGACACGAACCTCGCCATCCAAAGGAGAATCCCAAAGAAACGAATCCGCCCCCTTGTGTTCATCAAAAAAGGCCTTAATCTCTAAGATCAAAGCCTTCTTCGCGGTCTTTTTGTACTGCCATACGCTCGACTTGTTATTTATCCCGATACTCGTTCGCTGTACATACCCATCACCAAAACTGGATTGAAGCACTTTAAATGCAGTAGTTTGAGAGTTTCCATCTAGGTCATTGCACCAGGTGAATTTTCTGTTGCTCATCGTAATAATCCACCTTGTCTTTGGTCATTCTTAACAAGATTTCTGACTGCATCTCCAATACACAAGCCCAAAGAATAATTGCTAACAACTAATTCAGACTTTCTCTTATGTTCTTTAAGACTAAAGCGTCTTTTTTGTGGTCTTAAGCTTTTCATTTAGATAACAAACCTCCCTGACGTTGCTCTTGGCGAATCACAGTGCGCACTGCATTGCCAATCATTTGCCCTAGTTGTTTCTGATCTGATTGGTTGGATTGTGTAGATACACCTGAATCAGTAACTTGTACTGAAATATGCACATCCCCACCACCGCCACCACCTTCAGCAAGATAATTTTTCAAGTCACTGTTGGTGCGACTATCAACAACACGCTCGCCTTTATCTAAAAGCCACGTACCCTCTTTTGGGATGTTATCTATACCATCGTGGGCCATACCAGAGATTGTTTGAGCAGCGATTAAGCCGACAGATGCATAACCCATGCCACGTGTAGCCATTGACATAAACCCAGTTGGATCTATTTTCAATGCAGCAGTAGCGCCAAGCTCGGTGTTAATAATCGCCTGACCAATTGCGATAGCTTGCTGAGCAAAGAACATTGTCTTGTAAGCAGCACTTCCTTCACCAGCACTGTCTTTTACCATTTGAGTCATTGTTCCCCAAACAGCTCCAGCCTGTGCAAGCAATGATCCATACATATTCATTTTGTCTGTATATTGCTGTGTATCCAATTCCTTTGTCCGCTCAGCATAGTCAACATCAATAGCAGCCATTCCATAACGATATTCTCTATGTGCTTCAAGCAGTGCTTCATATCGATCCTCATCTGTTGAGTATGAATTACTTGTCATGATGTCTTGCTCAACACCTACACGCTGACTCTTTAGATCAACCTGCGCATTTGATCGATCATTTTCCAGTGACCAACGATTATAGTCAGCAGGCGACATGGTGGCTTGTGCAAAAATATTATCAGCACCACCTGATAGGCCTTTTATTTGATCTACCATTGCCTGTCGAATTTCTAACGCACGCCATCTTGCCTTTTGCAGCTCTTTGTCGCGCTCACCCTCTAGTAATAACGATGCCTTCTTGTACTCATCTACAGTTAGACTTAAATCAAGTTTTAGATCACGCTGACGACGAGCATAACTTTCACTTAGCAACTGCTCCTCTGACTTCAAGTAATCTGAATATTCAGAGATTTTGTCAGCATGTGATGCTTCAGAAACCTGAATATCAATTGCAGCACGATTTTGATATTCAGCCGTCAATCGCTTGGTCTCAGCTTCACCAAAACCAGCTTCATTAATTTCTTTTATCTTGTCGGCTAACTCGGTATTAATACGCTCTTTATAAGTAGCAACTTCAAGTGCAAGCTGTTTCTGCTTTTCAGCCTGCTCCTTTTCTCGCTTCTCGCGCTCCATCACAAGTTTTTCTTGCTCTTTTGCCCAGTCATCAAATGAGTAATCCTCATTGAATGAAACTCCACTCGCACCCCCCATGTACCCCATTACTTTGCCTGAGTATTCGCGAGTCTCTTTAGGCATAGGTTTGTCAGCAAAGTAACCTTTCTGACCATTCTTCATGCCTGAGCCATATTTTAAATAGTTCTGCATGTTGCCTTCGCCCCAGTTGTAAGCGCGTAAAGCATTTTCAAGGTTACCTTCAAACATTTTGAATAGCTCATCGAGATACTCGGCTGCCCCTTTTGCACTCGAATTAACGCTATTAACATCAACGTTAAATCGATCAGCTGTTTTTGGCATAAACTGGAATGCCCCCCTAGCGCCCGCGCCACTTCTGGCGGTGTTGCTATTTGGTGACTCAGTCATATTTACTGCTGACAACAGCCCTTTTGGCAAACTTTTAGCTGATTCAAGAGCTGCATAATTTGCTTTAGCTGCATTAGATGCAACCAGGGCATTTACCTTCATCGCATTGCCCTGAGCCTCAATCGCTTTTTTATTTCTATCCTCGATTTTTGCACGCTCTTCAAGGGTTTTATTTAAACCTTGCTCAGCTTTCCATCGCTCCATAACAGAGTTAAATACCTTTGGATCGAGCGCTTTACCTGATCCCATCAAGTTTGAAGCCTTGCGAGCCTCATAAAGCATTTCAGCAAGTTTTGGATCAACCTTAAGATCAACCATCCCTTTCAAGTAATTACTTTTGCTTGCACCCTCAGCATTAATACCAAGTAATTTCCTAACCTCCACACTTAATCCAGCCACTTCACTTGCTGTCTGCTTAGCTTCATCACCTATACCTTTGACTGCTGGTGCCATTTGATCAACAAAAGTCTTTTGGTTTTTAAATTGATCGCCCGCATCTTTTACCGAGCCACCGAGTGTATTAAATCGATCTTTCGAGGTTTGATTAATAAAATTTAATGCATTAATTTTTTTTGAAAAATCTTCAATATTTCCAGTTTTTTTATACTCAGCAACTAAGGCATTTACCTGTTTAGATTGCTCAATTGTCATGTCATTGTGGCGACTGAATGAGTATGTTGCAGTGATCAACTTTGAGTTAATATCATTATACTCTTTGGCTAAATCACGTAAATTATCTTTTTCAGATACCATTTGAGCACGGCGTTTAACCTCATCAAGTTCCTTGTATTTTTTAATAGCCTCCTCTACAGACTCATTATTTTTACGTAATGATTTTTCAGATTCATCAGATGAATTTTTCATATATAAGAAAGCAGCACCCGCTGCAATTGCCTGAATAGCCAAGATAGCCAATCCACCAGGGCCACCAACCAATCCAAGCATTGCTGTTCTCAATCCTACTGTCGCTGTGGTCAGCGTAATAGTTTGTCCCGCCATTGCTGCCAAGGTCATCTGGTAGCGAATACCTTCAATAACACCTTTCACAAACTCGATGCTAAGCATACCCATCTGGATAACAAGTTTGGTTGCGATAGCTGCACCCAACGCCATAGCTACCGCTTTAATCGTGTCAAAATTATCCGATACACTTTGAATTACAGGCATAACATTGTTTACAAGTGTTGCTTGAAAGCCTTGCCACTGTAGGTCAAGCATCTGTAAGTTTTCTTTTGCCAAGGCTAGTTGATTAACCATAGAGTCAGACATGATTGCGCCAGCACTTTGAGCAGCCTCACCCCATTTCTTAAATCCAGCACCGCCATTTTCCAAAAGTGGAATCAATAAAGAAGAATCAGAAATGATTGCTTCCATGTAAAACTTCATATCATTTTGAGATGCATTGGCCTTTACAAGCGAATCATAGTAAAGCTGCATTGCTTCTGGACCTGAAAGCTTTTGGAACTGCTGAATTGTCACACCAACCAAAGGTGCAATATTTTCAAAAAAGTCAGCTAGCGGACCACCGCCAGTTTGTTGAAAGTCACCGATACGGTCCTGCATGTCTTTCATTTTATCAGCGAAAGATTCCATACTAATGCCGGCAGTTTCAGCACCTTTAGCATAATATTGAAACTGACTCATACTGGCATTTGCCAATTGAGAGAATTTTTTTACTTCATTGCCTGCGGTAATAGTTTGATCAACAAATGCAGCAACACCAGCAACGGAAGCACCAGCGACTACTGCACCAAAAGCTTTTGCAGCTACACTTGCGACATTAAAGCTGCTAGCAATACTTTCACTAGAGCTTCGAGCTTGACGTTCTGCTTGACTCATTGGACCGGTAAAATTTCCAATTCTTGTTACTAGATCCAAAGTCAATCTACCGAGAGATGCTGCTGCCATAACTTTTCCTCAGGCAATAAAAAAGCGCCTAAAGACGCTGAATTTCAGGTATTAAAAAACCCACCGAAGTGGGTTTGATTGATTAGTCTACTTTGTTGAAATTTTTCAAAACTTTGTACTTAATACTTTGATTGTTTGCATCAATAACCTCTAATAATGCGCCTTTGTAGCCAATGGTTTTCGATTCATTAAGGTCATACTCAACATCATTATTAAAAGCTGGTCTTGCCATACTGCTGGAAAACTCACGATAACCAATATTGATTTTATTTCCAACCTTCCCGCTGTAAATTAAGGTCTGCTGAAATGAATTGTCGTTCGCTACACTGATTTTTCGTTTTTCGCCAATGTCTTTAAAATGACAAACTTTGTTGAAATAAATATCTATAAAACAAAGGTCGTTTTGAGGAGTCACTAAAATAGATTGAATACCACCACCTGGTATTATTGCACCATCAGGAATATTATTGACCGCTTGATAGTAGCTTCCTTTCCCATCCTCACCTGTTTTTAGATAAAACCCTTTTGGCATAGTGAATAGGAATTTCTTTTTTGCTTCGGGTATAAAGTATGCCTCACGCTCTGTAAATACTCCTTGGGTTAGCATCTTGTCACCAACATAGGCCTCATTAACAGAGTTAATAGGAGGTTTACTGATATTTTGCGATACAGCCTGATAATTATACTTTGGTGCCGTACACCCCACCAATCCAAAACCTAAAACCCCAGCAATCAATAATTTTTTCATGTGAACACCCTTCTTATAAGTAATCACAAGATACTAATTATACGCACAAAAAGAAACCTTCAAGTGAAGGCTTCTTACTTCCCAAAGTTCTCAACCAGATATTCTTCGAGATTCTTTTGTTCTGGTTTCTCTTCATGAGTCATCAAGTCATGTAATTTCACATTCTTAACACCTTTAAGAGTCAAGATTGATTGATGGATTCTTGCTAATTCTTGCTCGAATCTTCTTCCGATGTTGAGACTTCCGTATTTTCGGATGTAGGCGGTGTACTTTTTAATTTCTCTGTACGGGAGGTCTGCGACTTCGCTGTACGTTTTACCGAGCGCGAGGCTAATTTCGATGAGGATTTCGTCGTCTTGGTTAAGCTCAGCTGCTTTCCCATGACATTTACATCAAAAATCTTAGTCCATAGTGCATCAACTAAAGCCTGGTTAAAGTGAGTTCGAATTTCATCTTCAGTGAATTCTAATTTTCCGCTTTCATCACAAATAACACTTGCCAGAATACCAGCCAAAGATTCTTTGTTTTCACCATATGCTTTCATTTGAGCAACAGCGGTATTGTAGCTAAAAGGCTGAATATATGTATCAAACTCAGCATCTTCGCCATTCACTTTAATTTGAACAGTTACATGCTCTGGCTTGCCCATCAGTGCACCAGATTTAATATCTTTTAGACTTAACTTTTTCATGATTCACCAGGAAATAACAAAGGCCCAATGAAGGGCCTATTGATTAATTAATTAAACAGTTGCAGGCGTTAATGAAACACCAGTAGATCGCTGCATTGTAAATTGATAACCAACAATGGAATCTGATTCAAAAGTTGGCACAGCAGGTGTTAATGCCGCCTTGTATGTCCAGAAAGTTCGTCCAGTTGGCAAAGAAACAATTGTATTTAGGACTGTTGGTGGTGCTGTTGAATCACTAGCCCCAATGTAAAAGTCCAACTCTTTACGATCTTCAGACCATTCAATCAGTTTTAAATGTGATTCATTTTTTGGATCTAATTTAATTGAAATAGAGCCATCACCCGGATCAGATAAGCCAGGGAGATAAGATTTCGATTTTGTTTCTTCAAGACAGGTTTTATCAATTTTAGAAGTACTATCACTTCCCAAATCAATACCGGTCACACAAACAAGCTGTGTAATATCAGTCCCATCAAAAGCAAAGACATTTGTCCCTTGCACGCGTAGTTCTGCCATTTGTGAGCGCTCCTCAATTTTTTGGCATAAAAAAACACCCGGTTGGGTGCTGTGTGTAAAACTTAAAAAAATTATCTATCTAAAAACCAATTCGCATCAAAGCCACGACCAAAAATATTGGTATCGGCAATGCGCTCAAAATTGTTTGGGTGGATATTGGTAACATAGCAATGCAGCTCTAAGGCCCTTCGAATTACTTGCCGTATCTCGGATGCTCGTGTCTGGTAGTTGTCATAAACTACAATCTGGAAAGACACATGATCAGTATTAGCCGAGCAATCAAGATTGTTTTGAGGATTAGCGGTGACTACCGACCAGATCACATAAGGGTGCGGCGTTTTGTGTGGTGCAATATCCTCATAAACCCTTAACGGGTTAGATCCAAGCAATGCTGTCACTTCCGCACTGGCTTTAAGTGTTGAAACTATGGGTAAAATGTTCATAATTTCGCAAGTTCCTTATCAAGCTCAGTATTGAAGTTTTTAGCAAAGCTATCGGTGACAGCCTGAATGTTGTTTTGCAATGCTGGGCGCATGAATGGAGTGCCTGGATTGTTGGAACTGGGGTACTCAATAAAGCGCCAATGTCGAGTGTCACCACCTGGTGTTTTAGGTGGATTCGGATTAGAAAATGACGCACCACCACGCACACCGACGCGCATTACCACTTCATTCGGGTTTCGTGTTTTACCTGCAGCAATCGCAATATTTTTCCAAATCTTTTCGGCTGTTTCTGGATCATCCAAATTTTTAGCATTAGCGCGAGCACTATCCCTTACAATCACCATGGCTTTACGGGCAGAACGTCGAGCAGCATTCTTCATTAAGCGAGGATTAGCCAGTCTTTTAAGTTTCTCTTGAACTTCATCCAAACCTTCAATATTCACTCCAATCGACATGGCTTACTCCACTAATGAAAGCTCCAGCGTCATATAAATACGACCATTTTCATTGTCTGGCTTAGGTGGCGACACGATCTGGAAAGTCTGACCATCATACAAAACACGCATGCTGGTATTAATATCAGAACGCTTACGCAGTTTTAGCCTTGCTGTGGTTTCTGATCCAGCAGCCATAGCATTAATCGAGTCCTTAACGGATAAAAACTCAATTTTCCCCCAGAGCTTTTTGAATTCTGTCCATTCGCTCGGGATTTCAGAGTTGTATTCATCATATTGCGGCTCAGTGGGTTTGCTCTGGACCGTAACGCGGTGACAAATTTCGCCGGCTTCAATACTCATAGATTCACCCACCGATGTCTTTTCCAGAGCCAGTCTGTAGCCATTGGCAATTCAATACCAACACCAACCGTTTCACGATTCTTATACCAGTGACCAATCAAAAGGTATGCACCCTGAATAATTGAGTCTGAAGTATAAATTCCATTTAAAACATCTTCAGGAATCAGCGAATCAACTGCATAAAGCTTTCGGTTAGTGGATTGCTCAAATGCATCAAAAGCCGCACCAATCAATGATTCAATTAATGGGTCTTCATCATCATGATCAATTCGAAGATTAAGTTTGACTTGTTCCTTCGTTAGAAACTGTGTCATTCGCTTTACCCTTTACTGGTTTTGGCTTGGTTGGTTTTGGCTCAGGCTCAGGCTCAGGCTCAGGCTCAGGCTCAGGCTCAGGCTCAGGCTCAGGCTCAGGCTCAGGAGGATTATCCGCCTGCACAAATTCCGCAACTTCTAATTGATTTACAGCAATTTCTGCAATTCGATCATCCACATCATGTTCACCAGGCTCAATTTCAATAACCCGATTCCCATTATCTACAGCAACTTTAAAAGTTTCTTTCACATCAATAAGTGGTGGCATTTCTGCTGCTCCAAAAAATAAGACCCCATATCATGGAGGCCTTATATTTAAATACGGGTTAGAGTTAAAGCGATAAAGTTAGAACTTTAATCGCGTTAGAGTCTAACAACATACCACCGACACGTTTGGTTGTATAAAAACCTACGTTTGGCTTGTTGGTGTACGGGTCGCGTAGAACACGAGTTCCGAAGCGGTCAACAATTGCATAGCCACGTTTGAAGTCACCAAACATAATTGCATTAGCATCAGCAGCTACATCCGGCATATCTTCATTTTCAGCAATACCGTGTGCCAATAATGTTGAAGGTTGGTCTAGTTGTAAGCCTGGTTGCCACAAGTAATTACCTTCACTGTCTTTTAGTTTGCGAACTTTGGCAAGAGACAGGGTATTCATCATGAATACTGCGTTTTTACGATAGCCTTTTTTAAGTGAATAAATCAGGTCAATAATATTGTCGCCAGTAAAACCGCCCGCAATACCTGATTTCAAGTTTTGCAATGTCCCAAATGCACGTGTTTTGTCTGCCGTTACTGCTCGCGCATAAGCCAAAATACCTTTCGGTTTGTTGACACCATCACCAAGCAAGAAAGCACTGCCTTCTTTTTCAGCAAATTCACGCGAAACTTCACCTGCAAGCCAACCTTCAACATCAAAGTGAATATCATCCAATGATTGTTGTGTCGCTTGTGGGTTTGAATAGATCTCACCCATAAACGCGGTTAATTGGGCAATCGTTGGTGTGCCTGTTGCAGGTCGAGCATCTGTTTCACCAACCCAACCAGAACCAGCACCACCAATATTGACTAATTTTTTATAACCTGATGCACCAATCACAATTGATCCGCAGACTTCACGCATCGGGCTTTCATCGCGTAGCAATTCAAGCAGTGTTGTGTCTAAATCTTCTGGAGCTGCATAACCGCCATCACCATCGACAGCCACCTGAATTGCTTTTTGTTGCAAATCACCGAGACCGTCTTCAATGCCTTTACGCAACATCTGACCAAATGCTTTTTTATGTGCTGAAACTTCAGTGCCTTTGGTGCCACCTGGGCGCTTAAATTCTTTAATCTCTTTTTCAAGATCAGCTTTAAGCTTGTCGATTTCACCCAATTTTTCATTTAATTGGTTGGTTTTTTCTTCAAGCTTATTTTTTTCAGCTTTAATCGATTCAAGTTCTTTATCATTTGATTTTTTAAAATCTTCAAATGCACCCTTTAACTCTTTGGCAACTTCGCCAATATCTTTTTCATCAATAGCCATGATAATTTTACCCTTTTAAAAATGCGGTTAAGTCTTTCAGTGATTGCAGTGCTTCATCCTGACTCTCAGCTTCTCGCTTAGAATCAATCGCACCATAGCCTTTGGACATGAATGCCTTGGCTTGTGATCGTGAAAACCCAACATCTCGCAGGGCACGTTCAATTTTACTTGGCGAAGGAGTTTCGCCTTTTTCAAGCATTGATTTCACATCTGAAATACGTGCTTCATCATTTGCAGGCATGGTCACCAGTGACACTTCCCACAAATCAATTTCTTTAAGTAGGTAGACCCCTTTTTGAGAGTCATATTCCCAATCTTTTAAAATAAATCCGATTGATAGGCCGCCAAGACTTCCGGCTTTGGCATGGGCATGTGCTCGTTTTGCTAAATCATCGCCTTCAATAAGCAAGCGACCTTTAACATATAGCCCATGATCATCTTCTTTCATTTCTGTGTAGATACCGATAGGCTCAGACATCTTGTGTTGCCACAACATAGAAGGCATTCGACCTTTTTCAGCCCATGCCGCTAATGATTTCTGGAATGCACCTTTCACCACTACATCTGAATAACTATCTTCAACACCAAATACAGACCCATAACCCTCAAATTCTCCCGTTTCAGATACACTTTTAATCTTTAACGGAATATCAAGACGCTGTTTTGTTTGCATCGCTTTCTACCTCAGGATTTGTTGTCATATTCATTGGCGTTAAATAGATATCACCACCTTCACGCGGGTTCATATCTTCAAGTTCTCGACAATCATTCGGGCTTAACCATCCCCACTGGATACCTTTCCCGTATGACTCATATCGAGTTTTTAAGTCACCGCGCAGCAATGCGCCTGCATTAAATTTTGCAAAATGATTCTTCCGGTCTTTTTCACTTAAAAGACCGACCTTAATTCGTGATTCAATTCTTGTCATAAACGGAACAAGGGAGTAGTTCACAAAACTCATCCCCATGTGCTCAATATTATTAAGCGTCATCTTTTCCATCATTGCCGCTAAATGCGGTGGTACCCGGAATAAGCCGCAAATTTCAGTAGATTGATATTGTCGAGTTTCTAAGAATTGAGAATCTTCCAGATTTAGTGCAGTAGGTTTCCATTTTAAACCCTGCTCTAAAATCATCGGCTTATATACATTCGCTAAGCCAGTATGGTTTTCCGTAAACTCTGTTTTAAGGCGATCAAAAGCCTTATCGCTTAGCTCAGTTTCTGTTTCCAGGACACCAGAGGTTACTGCACCATTTTTAAAAAGTTTCGTTCCATGGTCTTCAGTATCCAAACCAAGCCCAATACATTTTCGTGCGTATGCAATCGGGTTTAGACCATTAAGCCCATCTAGCGTAAACAGTCGTACATGCCAAATATCATCTTGAGTTAGTGTTTTTAAACCACCATCTTTAAAATTGACTTGGTACTCAACAGTCCAATCATCGTTAAGTTTTGGAGTGACTGAGGATGGATCCAATGGAAGTAACTCCACCACTTCGCCAAAAGCATGAATTTTATATACATAGAAATTACCTCGCAGGCACAAACACACCATGAGCAATTCCCAAAATTCTTGAGCCGTCATGTAATCATTTGGTGCTACATAGAGAAGATCATGCAATTTATGATTTTCAGCAGGATCTTTATTTTTGCCGTTCTTCTTATAAAGACGACAAGGAAGCATCCCCATTGATTCGGACAACACGCG